ATTTGATCAGGAATTTGGAAATACCTTTGTTGGTGCTGGTAATACTTTAATATCACCAGATATACTTCTTGGACTACAGTCGATTGATCCTATTAAGTACACTCCTAATATTAGAGTATATAAGGATCCAAAGGAAGGCCACGAGTATATGATGTTTGTTGACGTAGCAAAAGGGCGTGGACAAGACTATTCAACCTTTAATATTATTGACGTGTCTACTAGACCATTCGAACAGGTAGCAGTATTTCAGGATAATAATATATCGCCGCTGCTATATCCTGACGTAATATATAAATATGCTAACATGTATAATGAATCTTACGTTATTATAGAATCTAATGATCAAGGTGCTGTTGTTTGTAACGGGTTGTACTACGATCTTGAATATGAAAATGTCTATGTAGAATCTATGATTAAGGCAAACTCTATTGGTGTAACAATGACTCGTAAGGTCAAACGGATAGGCTGCTCTAATATTAAGGATCTTATTGAGCAAGATAAAATTCGAATTGTTGACGCAGCGACCATTATAGAGCTATCTACATTTGAAGCTCGTGGCAGCTCATATGAAGCGTCTAACGGCAATCATGACGACCTGGTAATGAATCTAGTTATGTTTGCTTGGTTTACTACGAATCAATTCTTTAACGAGCTTACTGATATTGATGTTAAGAAAATGCTATACTCTGAAAGGGTTAGAGCAATGGAAGACGATATTGTCCCTGTTGGTATACTCGATCAAGAAGACGATAATTCTAGGTATACTAGAGAAGATGGATTAGTCTGGGAAACAGTAGATTTCTAATGGATAGAGAAGAGCTAGAAAATATTATATTATAAATAGTCTATAGATTGAGAACATTCGTATTATGTGTCATATAATAAAATAGATTAATCTATCTTTGAAAGAGGAATTAACATGGCTTTTCAAGTATCACCAGGTGTACAGGTCAAAGAAATTGATCTGACAAACGTGGTTCCCGCTGTCTCCACCTCTATTGGTGGTTTTGCTGGAGCTTTTAACTGGGGTCCTGTAGAAACAGTTACTAACGTAAGTTCTGAAAAAGATCTTGCTACAGTATTCGGTACTCCAGATACTAACACCGCCTCATACTTCTTAACTGCAGCATCATTCTTACAGTATGGTAATGCTCTTAAGGTTGTACGAGTCGGAACAACTAACCTAAATGCTACAGCAACAGGTGCTGGCGTTTTGGTAAAAAACGACGATGCTTACGATAGCATTGGCGTTGCTTTAGCAGCAGAAGCATTTGTTGCTAAGTATCCAGGTATTCTCGGTAACTCCCTACTAGTTTCTATATGTCCTGCAGATGCTACAGTATTTAATGGTTGGGCCTACAAAGGTTCATTTGATGGTGCTCCAGGAACTTCGGATTATGCAGCATCAAAATCATCATCAAATGACGAAGTACATATTGCAATTATTGATGAAGATGGTGCAATCACTGGTACAGCTGGTTCAGTACTAGAGACATTTGCATATGCTTCACAAGCTTCTGACGCAAAAGCATCAGACGGTACTTCCGCATATTACGTTAACGTAATTAATACCTCAAAATGGGTACGATGGGGAAGCCACTATGCTGTATTAGCTCATGCTGGCGTTTCTGCTGTAAATCATGCTGCTGACGCTACTCTAGCAGTTGCTGGTGATTTCCTTGATGGCGTTACAGCTGTTGCAATTACGGATTCACTATCTGGCGGTACAGACGATAATGCTCCTACCCCTGGCGAGATTGCAGCTGGTATAACATTGTTAAGCGATGCTGAAACAGTAGATGTTAATCTTCTTTTTGGTGTAACAGAAGAATCTGAAGTAAGTATACCCCAGGCTCTTTTAGCTGCAGCGACTTCTCGTAAAGATTGCGTTGCTTTTGTTTCGCCTCCTATTACTGCTACTGTTGGTTCTTCTACACCTGCTGCTGACGTTAAAGCTTTTGCTGATCAGTTAACATCTACATCTTATGGTGTAATTGATTCTACTGCTCTTAAGGTTTACGATAAGTATAATGACGTATATCGTTGGATTCCTGCTGCTGGTCATATTGCTGGTCTTTGTGCCAACACAGATAACGTAGCAGATGCTTGGTTCTCGCCAGCTGGATTTACACGAGGTCAACTACTCGGGGTTACTAAGGTAGCTTATAACCCTTCATCTGCAGATCGCGATGAGCTTTATAAAGCACGTGTTAATCCAATTACTGCTTTCCCAGGTCAAGGTATTGTCCTATATGGTGATAAGACTGCACAAGCTAAGCCTTCTGCATTCGATCGTATTAACGTACGTCGTCTATTCATCGTTTTGGAAAAAGCGGTTGCTACTGCAGCTAAATATCAATTATTTGAATTTAACGACGAATTCACTCGAGCTATGTTCCGTAATATGGTAGAACCATTCCTACGGGATATTAAAGGTCGACGTGGTATTACGGACTTTGCGGTTGTATGTGATGCAACGAACAATCCTGGAGCAATTGTAGACTCTAATCAGTTTGTAGCTGATATCTACATTAAGCCAGCACGTTCTATTAACTTCATCACATTGAACTTTATCGCTACTCGTACCGGCGTTGAATTCTCAGAAATCGTCGGACAATAGGAGAGATAAAGAATGGCTATTTTAGGCGTAGATGACTTTAAGTCAAAACTAACAGGTGGTGGTGCTCGTTCAAACCTATTTAAGGTTGAGATGGGTTGGCCAGCAGCTATTGCAGCTGGTGCTGCTGAATCAGAAGTTGGTGGATTCCTTATTAAAGGTGCTGCACTACCTGGTTCAACTATCACTCCTATTACAGTTCCTTTTCGAGGACGTCAACTTCAGATCGCTGGAGATCGTACTTTCGAGCCTTGGACAATCACTGTAATTAATGATACAAACTTTGTATTACGTAATGCATTTGAAGAGTGGATGAATCTCATCAACAACCATAATGCAAATACTGGTGCTACTGATCCATCTGAATACTTTGCAGATGCATCTGTATATCAGTTAGATAAAAATGGCGAAAATCTTAAGGGTTATACATTCAGAGGCTTATGGCCAACGAATCTATCAACAATTGAGGTATCTTATGATTCAGAAGGTATTGAAGAGTTTACTGTAGAAATGCAGGTTCAGTATTGGGAATCAGATACAACATCTTAAGGCCATATAGATAATAGTAGGAGGGGAGTTTTTCTCCCCTCTTATTATTCATTGGAGAAAGAAAATTGGCAGAATTATTTGGCTTTGAGATTAAGCGTAAAGATCAGGATAAAGAGGATAGTAAGAAAAAATCCTTTGTTCCCCCACTAGAGGATGACGGATCCAGTTATGTCCAAGCTTCAGGCGGTCACTTTGGTCAATATGTAGATCTTGACGGTGGAGAAGCTCGTAACGAAGCTGATATGATTCGTCGCTATAGAGACGTTGCACAACAGCCAGAGTGTGATGCTGCTATTGAAGATATTATTAATGAAGCTATTGTTTCAGATTCATCGTCAGCTCCAGTCGATCTTATTACAGATGATCTGGATCAGCCGGATAACATTAAAAAGATTATTCGCGAAGAATTTAAAAATGTGGTAGAGTTACTGCAATTCAATCACTATGCACACGAAATCTTTCGTCGTTGGTATGTAGACGGTAGATTGTTTTATCATATGATTATCGATGATAAATCCCCCAAAAAAGGTTTATTAGAAGTTAGACCTATTGACCCTACTAAGATTCGTAAGGTTAAGGAGATAGAAAAAGAAAAAGACCCTAAAACTGGTGCTGAGATAGTTACTAAGGTAGATGAATATTATCTCTATCAGGACACAGCACTTATTAAAAGTAATAAGGGTGTTAAGATTTCAAAGGATGCAATTCAATATACTTCATCTGGATTGCTAGATCCATCACGTACTAAAGTACTGTCTTACTTGCAAAAATCAATTAAGCCAGTTAACCAGTTGCGTATGATGGAAGACTCGTTGGTCATATATCGTATGTCACGAGCGCCTGAACGTCGTATCTTCTATATTGACGTGGGTAACCTACCGAAAGGAAAGGCAGAAGAATACCTTAAAAACATTATGAACAACTATCGTAACAAGTTGGTCTATGATGCGAATACAGGTGAGATTAAAGACGATCGAAAGAATATGTCAATGCTTGAGGATTTCTGGCTGCCTCGTCGCGAAGGTGGTCGTGGTACTGAAATCACAACTCTGCCAGGCGGCGAAAACTTAGGCCAGATTGATGATATTATATACTTTCAGAAAAAGCTATATAAATCTCTTAACGTACCAGTTAACCGTTTAGACCAGGAGTCACAGTTCTCTCTTGGTCGTTCTACTGAAATTTCAAGAGATGAAGTTAAGTTCCAAAAATTTATTAATAGACTCCGTAAAAAGTTCTCCTGGTTATTGCTCGATCTTCTAAAGATGCAGCTAATACTG